TGTCTATTGATGTTGGAACAAGTAAGCAAAAAGAAGTTGAGGCTAAATTTATGCAAAGACCTTTAAATGGAAATACTTTTCAAACTAAATCATTAATTACTTCATTTGGAACACCATTTAGAAAAGATTATTTAGTACCAGAAATTTTATCAGAAAAATCAGATTTAGAAATAAGAGCCAAAGCAGATGCTACTACTTCTATTTCTGCTGGGTTTCAATTAATCCTAGAGAAAGTTGTTCAAAGCTAATGAGTGATAGAACTGCATTACAAAAAATAGAATCTCATGAAAAACTTTGTCGTATTATGCAGAAAGCAACACATGATAAAATTCACGATTTACAATCACAAATAAATAGAATTGAAAAAATAATGCTTATTTCTGTTGGTGCATTAATAAGTTCTATGGCATATGTAATTATGCTTTTGATTGACAAAGTGTAAAGCTTTACAAAAAGCAAAAAAGAAAGTACAAGCAATAATTGTATGAATAAGAGAATCCTCGTTATCAGCGACATGCATATCCCATACCATCATAAAGATTCTATAAGCTTCTTAAAAGAAATTAAAAAAGAATTTAAACCAGATAGAATTATTAATATAGGCGATAGCTTAGACTTCCATGCGATCTCTATGCACGATAGTAACCCTGATTTATATTCTGCTGGACACGAACTAAAAGAAGCTAGAAAATATGTTAAACAATTAGAGGATATATTTCCAGAAGTAACAGAAGTAGATAGCAACCATTCAAGCTTAGTTTATAGACGAGCGCTAAAATATGGAATGAGTAAAGAATTTTTAAGAGATTATGGAGATTTTCTAGGTACTAAAAAATGGAAGTGGATAGATGATTTAACACTTACTATGGGAAATGGACAAAGATGTTTTTTTACGCATGGTCGTAGTGCAGATGTATTAAAAACAAGTCAAGCTATGGGCATGAGTTGTGTTCAAGGACACTATCATACAAAGTTTGTAATATCTTGGTGGGCAAATCCTGATAATTTATTTTTTGGCATGAATGTTGGTTGTTTGATAGACCAAAAAAATATGGCTTTTGCCTATGCAAAAAATTTTAGAACAAGGTTTATTCTAGGTTGTGGAATAATCTTAAATGGTGTGCCACGATTACTGCCTATGGTACTTGACAATCAAGGTAATTGGATTAAGAAGATAGTATGACCTCAAATACATTAAAAAAGACCCTTTTAAAGAGCCATAGAGCCACGCACAGCGATAATTCTGCATTTTCTGAACAGGTATCAGGGAATCACTATAAAAGCCTTAAAATCCAGCCTTTAGAATATTGCATGGCTAATAACTTAAACGCCTGTCAAACTCATGTTATTAAATATGTTTCAAGATATGATAAAAAATGGAAAGATAAAAAAGATCAAATTAAAGATTTAAAAAAAGCAAAGCATGTAATTGATATGCAAATAGAATTATTGGAGAAAGAATAAAATGTGGTTGAATTTATTATCGTTAGGTGTAAAGACAGGGGCTAAGCTATATCAAAATAAACAACGAACAAAACAATTATTGTCAGATGCTCAGATGCGTCATGCAGAGCAAATGGCGAAAGGTGAAATTGAATATAAAGCAAAAGTTATTGAAAGTAATGACAATGGTTTTAAAGACGAATTTGTCCTCATTCTTGTTTCTATTCCTATTTTGTTATTGGGTTGGTCTGTGTTTTCTGACGATCCAGAAATTCGTAATAAGCTAGATACTTTTTTCGAGTACTTTAGCAATCTACCTTATTGGTATCAAGCTATTTTTATTGGAGTAGTTTCAGCAATCTATGGTTTAAAAGGTGCTGACATTATGCGTAAGAAATAGTATGATGTCCAAATGGACAAAATTAAAACTGATGCAGTAATCACAGATTTAGAATTACAATTAGAAACAAGTAACAATCCCTATGGTTCTTTTGTAAATTTTAAATTTATAGATACTTTCCCAAGCTTTCCAAAATTAAATGATATGATTTTTGAAATTAAAAAAAGGCATGATGTTGATTTAATTAATTATGAGTATTCTTATACAGGAATACATGAAGATACCGATTTACAATATTTTGATATTGTTAGAAACTAGGGCAGTTCAGAACCAGTTAAGGAACCACCCTAGCCAAACTACTCACTCTCGCTCATAGTTCTATTTACTAACTTCAAGGATTGTTAGTAAAATTCATTTAATCTATTAATTTCTTGTTAGCTTTTCAGTAGCTATATTATTAATAGATTGTTGCTTCAAGTTTTCACAATAGCTATGACCATTCTTCGCTTCTATTTTACAATATAGATATACTTTCTTTTTATCAGAAAGCTGTTTCTTAACACTTTTATATCTATCATCATTAGTAGCTTTAACTTTAGCTAACGAAACAGAAAGTGATTCGTTGGTCATTTTTTCATTAACCACATAATCAAAAACCTCTTGCACCTGATCTTTAACTTCATCATAATCTATTTCTGATTTGATAAATCTTTTATCAAGTGCGTCAAGGTATGCGATTATCCTATGAGGATCAAAGGATTGTGGTCGCATTGTGATGTATTTAGCTAACTCGTTTGACATTAACCTAGTTCTTGTTCATACATTTCTGGGTTAAAATCAGTTGCATTTTCTTTAGCCCAATCTATTTCTTCTCTTGGACTATCTGGCAACTTATCATCAGTAAGCTGAATACCTTGTTTAGCTTGTTGATAATTTTGTTGTGGTTGTGGTTGAGGATTATAACCAGCTTTATTAAATGGTTTAACCATATAGCAAGTTACAACTTGTTCCATACCATCGCCATATTTTGTTGGCTCACTTTGTTGCGTTTTACTACCCCATTTAAGAACATGCCCAGATCGTACATACTCTTGTACTTCTTGAGTGTTTAACCAATTAGAAATCTCATTAATTCCATATAGCTTTTTAGTTATGCTACATTGAAATTGAGCCTTGTTTGATGAGGCTTGATATTCCATTTTTGGTGCTTTGTTTCCTGTGCTATATAGCTTTAAAGAAAGCCCACAGAATGGTAGTCGTTGCGTTTGCATTTGTGTCATGTTTTATCCTTATTGTTTCTGTTTTTGTTTTTTAGGTTTATTACTTTCCATAGCTAACATCATATATTTAGCACCAAGAAAAGCATTAAACATTTCTTTATTTAAAGGAAGTTCCTTAACTTCAATCTTGCTATCTTTTTTAGGCAACCTAATGATTAAACCTTTAGCAATTTTTTGTTTAGTTTCTTCCTCGTAGGCATACTTATATGCATTTAACTGTAATGTGTAGTCAAATGATATATGATTACTTGTTTTAATATCTGCTAAAACAAGATTGCCTTGCTTGTCCTTTAGAACAAGATCAAGAGTACCAGCATAGTTATGTTTTTTAGAAAATATTTTTTTTTCTAATTCAACTACTTCATACTCTTGGGTTTTCCACCAATCTAAAAATAACTGAAAGCAATTAACAACTGCTTTATCAGATTGGTTAGGAATTTTTTTACCTTGTAGAAAATCTTCTATCAAGCCATGAACTACACTTCCAACTAAACCAGCATCATCTTTGATCTTGTCAGTTTTATTTGTAGCTTGATGTATTATTCTTTCAAGGGATACTCTGTCTAATGTTTGACCACTATCCATAATATTATTAATTGAATCTTTTATCTCTCTTACAGGAGTATAAACTAACCAATTAACTAATTGAGGTTTTGGAATACCTTTACCACATATTCCTGTTACACTTTCAACTTTCTCACCATTGCAATAATAGATATGGTTTTGATCATCAAAGTCTAACTCGATACCATTTTTTAATTTATGTTTTATATACATGTTTTCCTTTTCTAGTTTAAACGCTCTATTAATTGTGTAATATCATATCTATAATATTTAGATAGACAAAACAATTTAGAAACATCAGTTTTTATACCTTTCTCAAATTTATATAAATCAAAAATTGAGTTAAAGTACACTGGGTTATCTTCTACTACTGCTTCGGCAGTAATATCTTTATTAAGTCTTACATTTTTAAATTTAAGACCTATTATTTGATTTAAAAGTTTGGCATTAGGTTTTTTCTTAAAATCCTCTACCATTCCTTTAACCATATAATCTGTTTTGATTTGTTTGTTCATATTTTCCTTTCTAGTTCAAAATAGAATGTCCACGATTTTCTAAACACTTTCTAGTTAAAGCTTCGTATTTAGTATCCATCGTAGGACTTACTGACCAATATAAAATATTACTAACAAAATTACTATTTTTTTTAGCAATAGTTTCACAATGTTGTAAGTCGTTGGTTAATTCAACTGCTTGTGATTTATCAAATGTACCACTACGACCAGCAGTATCAACAACAGGATTATACGCGCAAGCTTGTACGAATATAATTAAACATAGCATTTTTTTCATATTTCTCCTTTTCTATTTTTAGCTTTTTTAAGTACTCTTCCATTGTATCAGCTTCTATATTGTCCATTAATTCCATAACCTCTACAAAATATGGATTGTTATCTCCAAATGTGTAACCTTTTTTTATAGAATCATCATTTATAAATTTAAGTCTTTGTTCCTTTACTGACATTATGATCTCCTTTCTCTGCATGTTCTTTATCTAGTTTAACTATTTCTTTTTCTATTTTACTTATTAGCTTTTCCATATCTGATCTTAAATCATGATAAGTAAGTAATCTTTCAATTAATCTTGCCTTTTTAAATGAATGATTAATGTCTTTATCTAAACTCATATTATTACTCCTATTATTAAACCAACTACAAAGCATAACCACTCTCGTCTATAATAAAGTTCTAATGCTTTTAAATCAGATTTTGATTTACCAAAAATTAACATATTTTACCTCCAAAGTAATTATCCCAAAATAAATCATCATCTTTTTCTCTAGTTTTTATTGTATGATCTCTAACTTCTTTTGAAATTAAACCACAATTATAAAAGTCATTAAGCATATCTTCAAAAGGATAATGGGTTAATCCATCTTCTTTTGACACATTCCAACGAACTAAATTATTTTCAATAAAAACATTCTTAAAGTTTTCCACAACTTCATCAATTGTTTTATTTGCTTCTAGCTTTATAGTCATATTGTCCTTTCTTGGTGGGGAATTGCACCCCACCTATTTATTGATTTATATTCTTGCACTTATTGGGTTATTTGAAAAGATAACCAAGCCACCTAGTTCTTGTAAGAACCTTGCTCTGTCATCTGATTTTTCTTCGTCATTAGCAATATTAGTAATTGCATTAGCTACATCATATTTAGAAGTAACAAATGTTTCTCCTACATAATGATTTAGTCTTTCAAAAACACCAGCCCTCTCTACATCAGATAAGCCATGTTTTTTAGCAAGTACCTCTATTTGATGAGAGTTGATTTTTTGTTCAGTAGCTTGTTTTAATTTATTTAAGTTTTCCTCAAATAATTCTGGGTTTGCAACAAGTTCTAATTGCTGACCCATTTTATCAACAATGGTTTTCCACTGATCATCTTGTTCAACATCTATAATCATTTTACCAACATGCTTTGCATAAAACTGATTTAGATATTCTGGTGCAACCATACCATTAGTACATACTAATCTATAAATAAATGGTTTAACAATTAAAGAGCCACCACCTATTTCAGAGTTAGTAATAGTAATACCACCTTGAACAAAATCACCTTCAACTACCTCACCTTCAAGCTTTGGTAAAACAGCAGTAATATTCATGGTATCTCTATCGTAATGTGCATACTTTAACTCAGCATTCATGTCCATTAATCTATCAAGAGTAGAATTAGCAACTACATCACTGTCAATTCTTTTATAACGATTTGACATAATTGCTCTTACCTCATTAACAGGCTCCATATCGTAAGTCCTAAGCATTAACTCTTTTTCTTTGCTGTTATTAATCCAAAAATTTAGATTATGAGCAACAAGTTCTTGACTTACAGGCAAACACTTAGAAATATATTTATTACCAATTTCTAATCTTGTACATAAATTGCCTAAAGAATTATCAGTTAATTGATATTCTCCTGTTGTTAAATGATCTACCTCTATACTAGGATAAACATAATCATTTGTATTAACTTTCATGCCTTTTAAATTAACAAGATAATCTCTTTTGTTTTTTGTATCTTCATTAATTTGTGTAAGCATGTCTTTTATATCTTGACCTTTTTTCATTTTTTTCCTTTTTCTAGTTATTGTTAATGTTAATCGAAAATGTTTTGTCTTTAAACAGTTCCGAAGTTATTGGCTCTCCTTTGGAAAACCAAATTCTTGTAGTTAAACCATAAATGCTTTCATCATAAAAATAAGAAGCATAATATAGCTCTTTATTTAATTCTAAAAGATAATCAGAAAATTCTTCAACTGATTCAAAAATTTTAGTAATTAAAGTATTATTATTTTTTATATTAATTGATCTGGACATTATATTTCCTTTTTATTTATTTAAGTAATTTACAGGTGTAACTTTACCAGCAATACAAATATTATGACCTAAGTCACTTTTAATAATTTGACCAACATCAGTATTCCAAATTTTATTGGCTAATTTTTCTGCATCATCAATAAAAGTACTATAGTCATTACTAACCAACCAACAAAATTCACTTAAACAATAATCAATTAAATCACTTTTATTGGCAAAACATTTAACTTTAATTAAATTACCTGTTTTTATATTTATTCTAATCATTATTTAACCTCATTATTAAATTGAATTTGACTAACATGAAAGACAGGATAGCTTCTATATTCTTCTTCTTTACCATCTTGAACTTTTCTAACTAAACGAGCAACTGATTTGCTTCCTTTAATTATTTTAGCTTTCATTTTTCTAGCTTGATTAAAAGTACAAAAACCACCTTTTAAATTAGTAGCTTGTAACTTCTCAAGGTTAATGCCTTGAAAAGATTTTTTAGTATATAAGTTATAGTACATTTTTTTTTCCTAGTTATAAAGAGGTGACTGCCTCGTCAGTAATTACCCATCACAGTAACTATACAATAAATTGTTTCGGCTTAAAATTTCTAGATCGTAGGTCTTAACACACACTCTCTGAGGTTCTCCATGAATTATGAAACAAATTATTTCTCAGTCAAAACTTAGAATTAACTTTCATGGCTCTGAATTGGTTTTTATGAGTTTATAGAATAGTACCAATTAAACATTTTCTAGTTATATTTAAGACTTTATATTGCTAAGCTTAAATGTAAATACCTTAATTATTGTTAAAAACAGCGTTTTTTAATCAATTATTTAACAATAGTTAAAAAACTTAAAAAAAGTAAACTTTATAATATTACTTATAGGTTGTTTTTATATAGTTTGCATTTAATGTTTAAATCGGTTATTTTTATAAGAGAGCGTTATTTATTATGCTCCCTTTCTAGTTATAAATGGGGAAAGTTTATACCGATTTCTTTCCCCACTAACTCACAGGAAAACACATGGATAATAAACTAAGGATAGCTTCAATGCTTGTTGCTCATAGGTATGCAAAAAATCTAACACAAGTTCAAGTATCAAAAAAAATAGGTGTTACATTTCAGCAAGTTCAAAAGTACGAGAGAATGATTAATAAAATTACATCTGATAAATTAATTGAGTTTTGTAATTCTTTAGATGTTAAATTACAATCGTTTCAAGATGGAGACCCTTTTCAAGTTTTAGATGGTGCTGATATTTCTATATTAAAAAAAGAAAAAGCTTTAAGCATAATTGAAATACTATTTAGCAAATATGAAAAGCCTTTATTATTAACTAAAGAAATGGAGATAACAAATGATCAAAGTGCAAGTAGATAAAGTATGGTTAGGAAAAGTAAGTGTTAGAGATTACATTTATAAAAAAGCTTTAAGATTAAAAGAATCTTTAGGGATTGTTCATGGTAATGAATATATGTTTATACCTTATGAGAAATTAAAATCTGCTAAAAGTTACACAGAAAATTCTTTCAAAAGTAAGTTTAATGGGAAAGAATATAGGCTTGTAGATTTTGATTGGAAGCCTTATAAAGAAACTAATACAAATCAAAGGAGTTTATTATGAGTGGAGAAGATTTTTTAGATATTCCTAAAACTGATGAAACTCAACAATCAACACCAGAAGAATATTATTTCTCAAAATCTAAAAACCAATGGATTATGGTTTCTGATATGTCAGATATGCATGTTCGTAGAGCCTTTAAAAGATTATTAAAAATGATAAGGCTTGGAACATTAGTAGAACTTTCTGATTATAATGGAGATACTAATAATAATGAAATTCAAGTAGAATTAAATGCTATTGAAAATCATGTTTTTAAAATAAGAGATAAGTTAAGTGGCTGAATACAGTAATATACATTTTGAAATTATAGATAGAAATAGACATAGAAGATATGAACAAATGAAAAAGCAAGACAAAGAAAGATTTGAAAAGTTAAAAAGAATTGGTTGTATTGCTTGTTCTAAAAAAGGTTTATTTTCTGAACCTATAATTCATCATATTAGAAAACATACAGGATTAGGATTAAGACCACCATACGATCAAACTATTCCTTTATGTCCAGAGCATCATAACATGGGAAATGAATCAGTACACTTAAACAAAACAAAATTTGTAGAGCTGTTCGGATCAGAACTACAATTATTAGACGAAGCTAACGAAAAAATCAAACAACTAGAAAAGGAAAATATATTTTATGACAAAGGAAACGAATAAATTTCATGCATTACAATTATTTACAGATACATTTACTGCTGAAACTGTACATTTAACTAATCAAGCTATAGGTATATATATTAGATTACTGTCATTTGCTTGGACTAAAAATGCAAAACCATTTACAACTGAATCAGCATATAGAATTTGTCAATGTACTGATGGTAATTGTCATACAGATGTTGATGATGTTTTAAAAGAATTTTTTATTTTAAATTTTAATGAAGAAAAAGATGAAGAACTTTGGACACATAAAAGATTAGTCCATGAACACGAATATTTAACTGAAAAATATAAGAGAAAATCAGAAGCTGGTCAAAAAGGTATGAAAATTCGTTATGATTCTGTTAATAACAAAACGATAACCCCTATACCTACTCCTAAACCTATACCTAATAATAATATATATGACCAATCATTTGAAAATCTTTGGAAAGAATTAAAAATTAAAAGAGGTTCAAAATTTAAAGCATTTAAAGAGTTTAATAAAATAAATGTTGAAGAAATTACTAATGAGCAAATGGTGAGGATTTATAACAATCAAATAAAAAATATAGAAGATAATAAATTTGTGCCTCATTTTTCGACTTGGTTATCTCAACGAAGATGGGAAATGGAAGATGAAAACAACCCTATGCCAGATATAATTGATAGGCTTATTAATCTAGGATATGAACATAAAGGGACAAATGGCAATTTTGAATTGTTTAAAAAAGATGGTAAAAAATATAAAATAGATATTTTTGATGAAAAACATCAAATACAATTAGAACAATGAGTGCAATTTTAAGGATTTTTAAGTATTGCAGAAAAAGGATTATTGCATTAAGTATCGAGAATAGACAATTAAAAATGCAATTAGAATATCTTAGAGCCACATTAAATAAAGATGAATATACAAAACATTAAATATGGCAGAAAAAAGATACAAGTCAGGTTTGAAAAATTAAAAAATCTTTATGGCTATTTTGAAACAGAAAAAGAATTACTTGTGATTGATAGTAGAGTAAAAGATTTAAGATTATTTAATACAATAATGCATGAGTTATTTCATTTAATAATACACTACTCTGGAATTAAAGTTCATGACAAAGGCGAAGAAACTATTGCACAAGTAGTAGGAGATGGCTACACAAAGATATTTAAACAAAATCCTCATCTTTGGAATATTTTAACTAAACTAATAAAAGGATAAATAATGGAAATACAAGAAATAGATATTAACGAAATAAAACCCTATAAAAATAACCCTAGAGAAATTCCAATGGAATCAGTTCAAAAAGTTATGAACTCAATTAGAGAATTTGGAAACAATCAACCTATTGTTGTAGATAATGATAATGTTATTGTTGTAGGACATACTCGTTGGAAAGCATTAAAGCAACTTGGCAAAACAAAAGCCTATATTGTTAAAAGAGAATTTTCTAAAAATGATGCTATGGCATATCGTATTATGGATAATAGGTCAGGCGAAGAATCTAAATGGGAAAACAAATTATTAGCAGAAGAATTAAATATGCTTAAAAATGAAGAATTTGATTTAGATTTTACAGGATTTAATTTAACTGAATTAGAAAACCTATCTAATGACAAAGATTTAGAATTTAAAGCTAATGATAAAATAGATACTAGCATTGATGTTGATTATCCAGCAGATATGGAAGTTTCCCATGTTAAAATGGTACAATTATTTTTAAATACAGAAACAGAAAAAAACTTTAGGCTTTGGGTATCTGAATTACAAAAAGATTTAGAAACTGATAATCTTACAGATACAGTATATCAAGTAA